TCTTTATCGCTGGATACTATGAATGCTCTGTCTTCAGGTTTTGTAAGCAAAGTACTACTTAAGTAAGCGATAATGTCATCTGCTTCTACTCTAGGTAACGAAACTGTTTTAACAGGTAACGTTTTCAAGTATTGAATGATGCGAACGATTTGATCTACTTTAGAGTCATCTTCTTCTTCCAAATTGTCAAACAACTCGTGTTTGGTTACTCGAGTAATGTTTCGATTTGACTTGTATTCGGGAATAATGTTTTTTCTATTGTTGGAGGAACCCACACCATCAAACACAACATAAACTTGTGTAGGTTGGATGGTGCGGATTAGAGCTCCCAAAGATCGAAAAAATCCTCCTAAACCCCCAATATGGACTCCGTTTGAATTAACTGCATTGATTGCACTGAAATTTCTAAAGAAGAGATTGAGTCCATCGATAAGCAAGTAGCGCTCCGATTGTGGGGTTTCGTCCCCGTGTTCTTGTATGTTGTCTAAGAGGTTTAAGAGGTCTTTTTTCATATTAATCTTCGTTTTCAAATAAATCTGGTGTTGGGGCTTTTTCGTCCCATTCACTGTTGTCTTCTTGTACTGTATAAGTACCTTGTCCTAAAATATCGGCCCATTCAGTAGAGTGTGCATCTTTATATTTCTTAATAGCATTCGGATCATCTTTAATGAACCCGTGTACTGTAGAAACGATTGTACCCATTGTAGTGATTCCATTGATATGGTTTTTATCACAAGCAATTTTTGTACGCAATGCAAACTCAACTTTCTTCTTGTCTTTAACAGCGTTAAGTTTAGAAGTACCAGCGTTTGTGACGTTACCAAATGTTAAGCAAAGTGAAACATCATAGTAGAACGTATCTCCACCTTTGTTTGTCATTCTAGGTTGTGACATTGGGGTTAGAGCCGGAGCAACACCTACTTTGTTTACAATAAACAGAGTATTCGTGTATTTTGAGCTTTCCTTACGAGACATTACAATCTGTTGATTGATAAAGTTCCCGAATTGAGTTGCGATAGCTCCTGCATTCCACATTGGGTTATTTTTACCTTGTTCAATAGACATTTGGCAAGGAATTGAACCAACTGAGTCCCAAATGAATAACAAGTCGTATGGTAGATTACCTTTTTTCTGTTCAGTTAATAGATCGATAATAAACGCTGCAATATCTTCAATTGAATTTAATGAGCTTCTATCTCGATAAATAAAGAATCCAGTTTGATCGATAATTTCACCTGTTTCCTCATCAACTACATCTTCCATCTCAAAACCCATGGTTCTCCAGTGGTTCCAATCATGTTTCATTTCAGTGATAATCAGTACAGGTAGTACTCCCATTTTTTGAGCATTAACTGCTACCTCAATGGTCATAGTAGATTTCCCTGTATTTGATTTTCCTCGAACCATTGAGTTGTGACCCATAGGAATACCAGGAATAGATAGTGCTTCTTGCAAAGCCGGAGAAAATGGAATCCATTTTTGCTCCTTGAACTTAACGTTTGACGCTAAACCTTTATTTGCCTTAAATTTGTCTAAACTAAAGGCGATTTTCAGTTCTCTGTCCGCCGCCTCTGTTAGCGATTTTCTTCCTTTAGCCATAACCTTAATTCAAATTAAAATGGCATGTCATCATCCTCTTCAAACAACTCATCGAATTGATCTGATTTGGATTTTTTAGCCGCTGGTTTAGCTGATAGGCTGTAATTGGTTTGTGGTTTTTCCTCTACAACTAATAGGCCATCTGATGGAAATTCTTCCTCAGCTGCTTCTTCAGGGTTTAACCATTCTTGAAGTGCTGCTTTGATGTCGTCAAATGGAAGTGGTTTATACATCTCTTTTGGATTAACCTGTTCCTCCAACCACAATTCCAATTCTTTATCATCTTCGGATAGTGGAGATGTCTTCATTGACGGTTGAATAGTGGTTTTGTTGTACACAGTACCTGTTGATTCAGGACCTACAGTAACCAATTTAATGTCACGGCCAGTCATGATGTCTGTAAAGTCACCTACTTCTTCATCAGCTGCCATTTGCAAGAACGCCTCGTAAATTTCTTTACCAAATTCCCACAAGTGAACACCTTCAGATTCTTGTCCACGAACAATTACAGGAGCAAAGATACGAACTTTCGGATCTAATTTCTTAGCCAAGCGCCAGTTTTCTTTGTCGTTTGTACCACGAAGTTGTTTTGCAAATTCAGCAATTGGATCTTTTTCACTCCAGTTCAAAGGGGAAGCGATTACCTTTTTACTACCAATACCATAGTAGAATTTCATTTCCGTGAATGGAAACTCTTTGTTGTATTTGAACGGAACAACACGTACCGTTTGTTTACCAACTTGCGGTTTAAAGCGCTTTGTTTGGTTGTTTGAGCCACCACCTGATGAGGGTTGTTTTTGCATCGACTCAAGTTTCTTCTTGATTGCATCTAGATTCATAGTATAACTAATTTATTTGTTTACAACTTAAATATAATAACCTTTATTTGGGAGACCAAACTATTTTTTCAATGTTACAAAAATTTGATCAGATGAAGTAATATCGTCGGGATCTTCTACATCAATATATCCAAACGCTAAAAGTTTAAAGTCTTTTAAGTATTTTAAAAGATCTTGTACTGCTCCTACGTGGTCTTTAATAACTAATAATCCTCCAGGTTTCAATGCATGTTTAATAGTTTTAGCTAAATTATTAGGAGAATTAATTTGAGCTACTGCGGAAAAAATATTAATACCATCCTTAGGAGGGAGTTTAACGTATTTACTTAAATCAGCTTCTATAAATTTTGAAGGATTTTTCTTTTGGTTTGGGGTTAAATAAAGATCTACTACAATTGATTGAGGATCATCTTCATCTATTGGGTTCTCACCACCCCCAAAATCATAAACATTTCCATAAATAGGGTCTCCTTCAATTTGCTTAGGATTATCTCTTTTTATAAAAAAATCTAATATTTTAGGATTAAATTTTGTATCTTTTGGAACAAAACTTGGGATGCTTTTTGTAAAAATAGTTTCTATATTTGAATAACTACTTGCATCTTTTATAAAAAGATTTGGGTTGTATTGGATATTTAATTTATCCAAATAAGATGTAACAATTTCATATTCATTTTCGGAAAAGTCCCTGTGATGCATTGCAAATTTATCTATCTTAATAGGATTGTATTTTCTAAGAGCTACATAATCATTCGTACTTGAGTATGCTACTGCACATAGTATGGAATCTATTAGGGTTACTCCTTTCCAATCTCCCGGGAAGTTTTGGACATAAAGGTGAAGGGTTAATTTATTGGAGGAATCTTCATTCAATTTAGCTTTATATTCACTTTCTGTGATAATACCAGCTAACATCTGCATACGAAGTTGTTCTTTCATAATTCAACGATCTTAAAGATCTTTGTATTTAGTTGCTTGATTTCATTGTATTGTGTTAACAATATACAATTTCTATAGTGTTGCCAGTTTACTGGGAAATGTGTATCGACTACTCCACCATTGAGCTTTTTAATTAACTCGTTTAGGGCGTTTATAGTGTATAATGTGTTTGATTCCTTTTTTCTATGAACTAGAATTGTGTTGTCGGGAATGTCGTTAACGTTACCTTGGTCAACATTATATGTAATAACATATTCGTTGTTGCTTTTAACATGCAACACAAACATTTTATTATACATGATAGAATAGCGTCTTGACAGTTCTCCAACCAACGCCTCTAAGTCATCTAAGGAAGTAAATGTGCAAAACAGTCTATTGTTCATTAATAACGTATCAAATGTAAAATCGTAGTCGAATTGATTATACATATGACGGGGTTGTTCCAAAGTGCTATACATAACTTTTATTTTATATTGGCGTAATTTGTGCCTTTTTTGGTTTTTACTTGTAAATTGTATTTGTTAAATATTTCCAATATTTGAAGCATTACATCTTTTTCACTTTTATCATAATCAAATAAAAACGAATCGTAAACATATAGCACGAGTTTAGTATTTTTCCCGCGTAATATCTTAAATATTTCATACAATATATTAACATTATTTGCGGTCTCCAAGTTTTGTAACACGTAATTTAATAACTTTTGTGGATTCATATTTTCCAGTTCTTTTTGAGAGAACTCATAATTTGAAATTGGGCAGTTAATGTGTCCCCCATAGTTAAATGTTTCCCACAAATCGTCCGTATATGCTACTACTTTTTTAAAGAAGGGTAGTTCCCTATACTCTTTCCAAACCCCTCCATATAGTTGCTTAAATGTGATCTCTTTTGCCTTGGCGTAATCCACATTATACATTGTAGCAAAACTCCCATGAATATCACTATTGTCAAAAGTGTAGTCCAATAAATTAGCAAGAAGGGTAGGGTGATAAGCAGAAATATCCATTTCAATAAAGATATCATTGCGGGGGATGAAACATTCTCTTTCTCCATTGTCTTTGTTTAAGGCTGAAAAATTTATATTATTAAATGTATTTGAGGGTCTTGTGGTAAGTGTGTTTAAGTTATATTGCGTGTAAATAAACTCGTTTACTTTTTTACCATAGTGTTGCTCGAATTTGTCTTGATCTATTTTTATACCCGCTCGTTCCAATTGATTAAACACGAGTGCCGCTTTGTTATAAAACGGGTTCATTCTTATTTTTTCGTAGTTTGCAAAGTTTTGTTCACACACTTCATAATGTTTTACAATTGGAATAATTGTGTTTAAGTTTTGTATCTCCGGATACCTATTGTAAATTTGTGTGTGAGCTTGTGTTAATTGAGGTATATACGTATGGGGGGAGGGTGATGGTTGGTAACAGTGCTTTATAGGGAAATAATGTAAAAATTCTTTTCTATCCCTTACATAAATACTTTTAATACTGTTTAATACTTTTAAACAATCCTCTACTGTTGAATTTATTGTTTCGCTATGTTTTATTGGAATGATATATCCCTTTGTATCGTGTTTTGGCCTAATATAAATGGCGCACACATCATTTTCAACAGCGTGTAAGTTATGAAATGTGGGTATTACATCAACATAAGCAACGTCATGTTTTAAACTTGCGAGTAATTCAATATGTTTAGGATCTTCTATCAGCCAGTACATGCTGTAAAGATACTAACTTATTTTTAGGATCCCAAGTAATACTTTAAAAAGTCGTTTTTAAAATATTGAGAAAATCCGTACCAATTTTTAGTACGTTCTATATTATCAACTAAACCTTTATTTGCTTTAGCTACTGTATCTTTGTTACCTGTAAGGTACCATAATGTCAATTCTGGGGTGTATAGGTCCCAGGCTATGGTTGGGGTTTTAGCAATAAGTTCTTTGTAGGTTTGTTGATTGGTTTCGATATAGATATTTTCGTTATTTTTCTTGCAGAAATATCTTGTAAATACTCCTGTAGTATAATCTTGTTGTGTTGGAGTGGTTGGGTTATAAGAAGGGAGGTATCTAACTTGATTTAAGTTAGTATTTTTAATGTTTGAGTAAGTAGTATCTAAAAAATAATTATAAGTTATTGATGAAGGGTTTTCTTGAGCAAAATTTCCAGCCTCAGCATATGCTTGAGATTGAATAGGGAATAGTTGGAGTGAGGGACCATCTTGGGGGGTTTTCCCAGTGAATCTTTTTCCATTAGATAGTTCATAGTAATATCCAGTGTATGTTGGGGGTGATTCATTTTGGTTTTGACTCGTAGTAAATTCATCACCATTAGTATATAAATTATCTTTTATTTGGGATTTTGGGTAGTAAGGCATATTTATGGTTTTGTTGTTTGAAAGTGCATATAATCGAAATTGTATCGTTTTCCTAATGAATACCACCCATTACTTTCCATTATTTCTATAAACTTTTTATATTCTGGTTTGCTAAATTGGGCTTTTGGTGCTTTAGTTTTTAAACCATTTAATCCTGCTAAAATATCTATAGCGGTTCCCCATGAGTGCATACTATAAGTATTTCCTCCTCTAATGTTTCGAGGACAATAAGTTCCACTACATGTATTTAATCCTAACTCATATATTTTTTCTAAACCATATTCCTTTTTAATATCAATATAACATTTTTCAATAGATGATTTTTCTTTTTCATGAACTTTAAAAGTTGATATAAGTTTATCTGCTGGGGTTTTATATGTGGTTGTTTTATCTCCATATTTTCCCTCAGGGTCAGTCCATGCTTTTTTAGATTTATCCCATACTAAATCAGAAAGTTTTACTTGGACTGTTAATTTTTTATTAGATTGATTAGTAGCAGTTTGGGTATTTTTAACTTGAGTTCCACTATAAAATAATGGAAATGATGTCCAAAATTCAACTAATGGTATTTTACCTCCTGCTTGTGGTGGGAGTCCATATTCTTCAACAGCTCGTTTTTGTTGAGATCCTTGAGTTGTAACTGAAGATTTGGGGGCGGTAGATGTTGAAGGGGATGAGCTGCTGCCTTTGTTTGAAGATACAACATAGCTTCCTTCAGTTTCAGTACCTATAAGTCTAGTTACAATATTAAAAGTTTTATTATATGTAATTATAAGAGCCATTATTATTTATTAATATAATCTATTAATTTTGAATTTTTTGTAATTTCAGAATATGTTTTCTTTAACGTAGATAAAACACTACTAAGATACCCTTCAGTATTATTTTCACTTGGAGGTGCATATATATAGAAAAATTGTTCTAAAGTAATATTGACTTTCTTACCTGCTATTCCTTTAAGAGAATCAGGGACATTCCAAGTTTCTCGATATTCATTACTTTTTTTACTAGCACCATTTACTATAGTGCCAGGGTAATTACCTCTAGCCCAAGATTTAATTTTTCTTTCAACTAATGCTTCAGCACCAAGTTCTGGGGTAGAGAATTTTGCAAAGCGGCTTTCTCCTCTTGCGTTAGCTGGTTCTAATACTACTCCAGCATCAATATCTTTATAACTAGTTCCTGTAAGGTTTCCGGGGTTATTATTTCGGGATGGTCTGTTTGTAGAACCTTTTTGGTATCCTTCTTTGGTTCCTATAACAGCAGCTAATTCAAAAACAAAAGTACCACTTTTATATCCAGCATTAATAAGAACTTCTTTTAGGCTTTTATTAGCTGCTACTGCTTTAAATGATTTTGTTGGAGCAGTAGAGGTTCCTCTATTAGGAGAAGTTGAAGTATATTCGCCTTCACCTTCACTTCCTATAAGTTTGGTTACAATATTAAAAACTTTAGAATACGATGTTGTGCTCATTATTCTTCGTTTTGGGCAATAGTTACAGTTTCAATATTTGTTTCCCAATCATTACCTTTTAAAGAATGATTAACTCCTTTAATAATAAATTTCAATGAGTCTGGATAGTTACGAGGTAAAAATCTAGTGGAAACATTTAATGCGTTATATATCTTTATACCTGAGATTCCATCCATAGTTATGGAGAGATTAATTGGGATAAATCCTTGAAGTGGAGAACCATATTTAGGAACTTCTTTTTGGATTTCAGGTTGAACGTATTTATAGAATTCTGTTACTATAGCTATATTTTTGTCAATGATTTCATCACTTAAACTACATGAATCCCCATCAAACGGATCCCAGTTTTCAATATTTTTCTTAGTATATCCAAAAGCAGATATGGTTTGTTTCCAAATATTTTCCTTATATTCTACGTTAGGTTCAGCTACTTCACCTGTTTTTTCTCTAGAAGCTCCATCTCCAGGAACTAGTTTTTCTTTCCAACGGTCTATAAGACCCTTATTCCATTTAGAAAACATTGTGTTTTCTGTTCCCTTAACATAACCTCCTGCTGTAGAACCAACAGTAGCCATTGTAGCAAAATCGTTTGTAATTTCAGTTTTTAAAGTAAAATTTCTAACAAAATTGGAAGATTTTGAAGTTGGATTATATCCATAAAGTTCTAATGTATAACCTTTTTTAGTATTTGTTGAAGTATAATTTCCGTCAATTATTTTTAATGTATTGATTTCTTCATCTAATATAACTTCTAAGTTATTGACTCCACCCATAGCTTTATTTATAGCTTCACATAGATTCTGAAGAAAATCAAATAGGGCTATATTGCCTTTTTCATCTGTGTTGCTATTTAAACTAGATAGGATTTGGTTATGGCTAACATATATGTTCATAACCCAGGCATATCCTTTTTCAGTGTTTTTCCATCCTGCTAGAGTTGGAAAGAAATCTTTTTTACTTATTAATTCACCTCCATTTACAATACACACTCTAGGATCAAAAGAAACTTGATAAGGAACAGCATACATTAAATTAGACCAGGTATCGTAGTTAATATCTACAATAGGTTGTTCGGTTCCATCAATTTTAGGAAGAACAAAATTACGAATAAATTCAAGTAAATGACCTAATCTCATATAAAAGCCAGTGTCATTTATAAAATCACTATCATTTTCTCCATCATTGTAGTTTAAATAAACTACATCTTTTTTCTTTTGGTTAGTTTCAGTTGCTTCTAATGATGGGTATGATTTTGATACTACTATATAATCCCCATTTCCTACAATTGCCCAAACATTTTTTTCTGAAGTGTTTACATCTCCTAGGTTATCTACTTGGGTATAGTTTGGGTAAGTTGATTTAGCATAAGCTTTAGCATCATCTAAGCTATCAAATTCGTTTGAATAAGTTGTAATACCTCCAGGAAGTGAAATAGCTCCATCTTTAGGAGGAACTATAAAGTGTCCAGCTAAAGGAATTCTAGTCCCATTTATAGTAGAATAAACATCACAACTATCAACATTTGCTCTTTCATCAGAATCTTTTCCATTCCCCTCAGGATTATTATCTTTGTCAAGATATAATTTTTGAAGAAAGAGATATGATGAAATTATATTATCCGCAGGGGAAGGAATTATTGAAGTATCTTCAGAATCTTTATTGTTATAAAGAGCATAAGATTGGTTAATAAATTCGTTCATTGCTTTTGATGGTGCAATATTTGTTTTTAACGATTCTACAACATCTCCTAAACTTATAAGACTTAAAGTAATATCATATGAACCATCTTGAGCAAAAGTCCAACTAAAGTTTACTACTTTACAAAGTAATCCATCATAGTTTCCATCTTTTCCTTTCCTATATGCTTCTATTGCTGGGAGGAAAGATGCATAAGATTTATCTTTCCATTGATCAGAAAAGAAACCATTTTCAGATTCAATCAATGTGGTGTAGTTTGAGATAAGTTTTCCACTATTATCTAAATATGGAGACCAACCCCATTCTAAAAACATAGTATACCCTATTCGTAAATATAGTAAATCTATAATTTGAAATTGATCAGGTGTATAACATTTAATAGTAACTTCAGCACGCTTAATTGAACCTCGGTTCAAACTTTTTATTTCAGCTCCAATAAGACCAGGCATAGGAGCTAAACCAAAATCACCTGTGTTTTTATTATCTGTAGTTCTAGCTGAGACATTGTATGTACCTTTAATATAGTCCCAAACATTATTAGCATCTGAGTAAGTACCTCTTTGTTTTAGGTAACCATCTTGTAATGAAGATACACCTCCATGTAAAACATAGTTTCTAGCTAATTGACCCCAAGCTAAACCAGGTCTAATACCTTCTTGTTGAACTCGCTCATCATTTACTTTAATTCCTGAAGCTAATTTTAGCCAGGCTGTTTTAGAGTTTAAATAAGTAATCTGTTCTGGGGTTCGGGGTATACCGTCTGTACCTGAACCATGGGCTTTTTGCCTTTCGTTGATTTGACTAGCAACGTAATTTTTAAATGGTTCACCTATAATATTTGGCATAACTATTTTTTATAAAGTTCTATTTATTTCTTCATATTCACCAAGAATAGTTGAAATTCTATTAACACTAGGAATTCGTATTTGAGTTCCTGGTGAAGGGTATAAAGAGTCAGTAGATGATACAGTAGCATTAGCTCGAGCTATAATCCACCATAAAGTAGAATCATTATAGTATGTTTGAGCTAAAACGTCATATCTATCACCTTGAGTAACATACACATAAATGTCCTGAGAGTCACGAGAGATGGAAGGATACTTAACATTAATGTATCTTCTTTCGGGTTTTTCAGGGGTTGAAATAAAAGGAATAAATGTGTATCTAGACATTATTTTTTAACTATTATTAGTTTTTACGTTTTGAAGAATGTATTTATTATTTTCATTCCAATTATATTCTGGTCTAAAGTTATGAATAGGGGTAAACTTAATCCCGGATACTTTAATATACATGGGAACTTGTTTTCCTTCGGTTATTTCCCATGGAGAATCTTGTATAACTTCATAAGTAAATCCACCCATAATTCCCCATTGTTCATAAAGATAATCACCAACTGTTAACCTATGCAAATTACCGGCCATATATCCTGCGTTAGTGTAAGTAGGGGCAATAGAAGCAGCTAATGCATTTAACTGGGAGTACATTATGTTTAGGTTGGACTCATTATCTGCTACAATAGTGAATCCAAGGCTTATATCTCGAGTAAAATTATTGTATTTGTAGAATTTTTCTCCACGACCCATGTAAGTTTGTGAACCCCAATCAGCACCATAAGAATCAGAAAAATCATCTATGTAAGCTCTAAAGTTAAGAGTGTTACTACTATCAGATGGAGATGTTGGATTAACTATGGTAATACGAAATTTAATTATATCAATACTACTAGAAATAGGAGCAGAAATACGTTTTTGTGAATTTGAACCATAGTATATTTTGTCAACTAATTTTGCGTTATCACCAATATAGTCTGAAGAGTCTGTAATTTTATCATAGTTGGTGAATTCACCTTCAGGGGCATCATTAAATCCTCTAATCTTACGTGAAGTTTTTCTAAAATCAGGAGCTATACCTCTAGGATACTGATTTAGTACATAAGCTAAGTTACCTTTAGGATCATAATAGTAACCACTATTTTTATCTAAATTTGCTAAATATCCTTCTTCATGATCTTTTGGGGAGGTGGTGTATGCTTGATTTTTGTTATCATTAAATAGCGTATTTTTTGAAGAATATTGCCCTAAAACAACCCCTGAGGAGGTGTCTCCAGTATCTTTAGCACCTATTGCTGCAAAATGACCTAAAGCAATGTTATAAACCGGATCTACTACAATTTGTCTTCCACTTCCATTTACTCCAGGTGTAGTTCCTATCCCGGCAGCACGTAAGAGATTATTAATAGGGGATGTATATATTGCACTTCCTGAGGATCTAGTAGTAGTAAAGTAAGAACCTGTTAAATATGAATTTATATCATTAATAGGAATTAAGGTACCTGGTTTGTAAACAGAAGCATAATCATATAATTCATATGAATCTGGTCCCTTAATTAAATTATTTTCTATTGATAGATCTGGTGGTGTTGTAGTGGCACTATTTTCAAATTCATCTAGATTAAAAGTAGATGGTGGAGTAGAATTTGGTTTATCAGTAAAGTTATATTCAAAACTAGCTCCAATAGGAACCCTCCACTTAGTGTTTGCTTGGAAACTTTTATAAGTTTTTCCTACTAAATAATCATCTATATCTTGTCGTGTAGTAAGTAAAACAGGACTAGTAAATTCGTCTCCTAAATATTTATCAGGATTTTTAACTAAAGGTTGGCCGGGTTTGTAAACACTACCTGTAGGGATGTAATAATCTCTATTTTGGATTAAATACCCCGCAGGTTTAGGGGTTAATGTTTTTAAAGGAACATCAGCATTATCAGTAGCAAATTTTACATATGTAGTTCCTACTCCAATTACTGAATCAGGGCCTCCAGTATAGGAAACTACAGAATTTCCTACATTCAATCCATATCCTTTTACAAAGGAAAAGTTATTTTCTGATCGACTTTGGGAAACTAAACTAGTTAATTGAGTAAGTCGATTGTTTTCAGGGATAAACGGACCAATTAATTGGTTTTGTTTAATTGCATCCTGATAATTTTTAATGGAAAGAGATGGAATTAGTCCTGTAGGATCTATACCTTGTTTATTAAGATGAATACCTAAAAAACCTACACCAGCTTCTGCTAGTGTAGATAATGGAGTATAAGCACCTTCGTTTAATCCACCTCCTAAATATGCTACACCTCTAGAAGCCTCAGTTTTAGTACCGCTACGAGAAAGAATGTTCTGTTTAGCCGTAAATAAAAGACCACTAGGATTGTTAAAATTAAAAAAATATTTTGTTAAACGAACAACATCTTCAGCAGCACTTAAAGGAGCTTCGATCCCACCACGTAAAATAAAATCATTGTAAAATGCAGGATTTTTTGAATCTTGGTCTATACTTTTTTGAATGAAAGGTTGATTACTATCCCCTCCACCAGGTTGGTCTTTACCAAACTTGAGTGATTTTAGTTGGGTGTCCCCATTCTTTAATTTGATTAAAAGACCCATTCAATTTTTTATTGAGGTAAATTGTCTAAATATTGTGGTGGTGTTGTACCATTCAAATCTAGTTGTGAAGGAAGTGGAATTTGGTTTGGTGTTCCGTCTTCATACCCATTGTATTGAGTAGTTACTGTATTAGCGTTTGCTCCATTTAATGAATATCCAGGTGCATTACCATCAGCATGCAATTTTGATTGCTGTGTTGCAAGTGGATTTACAGGTGGATTTAATCCATCGTGTGCGCTAAAGATAGATCCTTCAGTAGTTAATTTAGTTAATATTCCCATGATTAATTATTTTATTATAAATATTAAATATTATTGAATTTTCAATGTTGGAATAGCATTCACTTTTTTAGTTGCTGAAATTAAAGCATCTAATCGAGCATTGGTTCCTGCACTTGGGTCTTGGTTTTGTGTGGATCTTGGTGAAGTGCTATTAGCAACAGTTATAGCGCCTTTAGGAGCAGACATTACATCATCACCCTTCTTAAATAAATCAGTACCTGCTATTACAGTATCTTTATTGTTTAATTGGATAGCACCTTCAGGACCAAATAAAGTACGTTTACCATAACCTGAGGATCCATCACCAGGGGACATTACGTCGTCTCCTTTCATAAGGCTATAACCTAAGGCAACAGCACTTGCTGCAGCAGCAGCTCCAAGAAGAGGACCAACAATAGGAATACTAGCAACTGATTTAAATGCAGTCATAGCTGCTTCTGCTATTGATTTTAATAATCCTTTTTGTTTAATATTATTTAAAAAGACTTCTTTTGCTGTTGCTAAAGTAGTCAAAACTAGTTCTTTTTTCTTCATAGCATACTCATATGTTGAATACATCCAACCTTCTTTTTGAGCAAATGCTATTCTTTGTTGATTTATAAGTATACCTGCAAGAACAGTTCCAAAAGTAATTAAGCCTGGGACTGATTCAGTGATAAGATTTTTTATAGAAGTGAATAAAGAGGCTAAAGTTTGAACAGTAAATATTACAGGTTGCAAAACTATATTAACTAATGGAAGAATACTAGACACTAAATCTACTATAGGAGATATAAATGCTAAAACTGGTTCAGCTAAACTAATAAATACTTCTTTAAGTTTTTCTGTAGCTTGAGCAAATCTTTCTTGGACTGATTGTTGTTCATATTGGGTAGCTAAAGCTGCATCTCCTAATGCTTTGGAGGCCTCTTGAGCAGACATAGTTTTTCTTAATTCTTCATATTTTGCTTTAGCAGCAGCAGCATCTTTAAATCCAATTTTAGCTAAGGATTCTTTATCTATTAACGATTGAGCTAATTCATCTCGTTCCATCCCAGCAGCTTTAGCAATAGCTTCTTGTTGGAGAACATTCATTTTAGCAAAATCAGCAGATGTTCCTACTTGCTTTGCTATTTCAGCCGCGGCTTCAGCAGTTTTACCTTCTAAAGCTAATGATCGTGCCTTTTCAAAATTTAATTCTTTACCAGTTAATAATTCAGCACTTAACTCATTTTCAATAGAAGATTCAAATTGAAGAAGACTTTGAGAAATTTTTTCAGCTTGTTCTAAATTTAAACCAAACTGTTTAGCTTGGACTGCAGCTTTAGCTACTGCTTCAGCACTTCCACCCAATGTTAATTTTAATGAAGCCGATGCTTTGGATACTTCTCGTAACACATCTTTTTCATTTACAACAAGTCCATTTCTAGTGGCATATGCTTCGGCACCACCTAATATTTCTTTTGTATTATCTTCTAATGTTTTACCATTTACTAATGAAAGTTTTTGTATTCCTACTAATTCTTCATTAGTGTAACCCGCTTGTTCACGTAATTTAGTAAATGTAGCTAAATCAGCTTCATTTAACTTGGCATTAGTGCCTAATGATTGACCAACGGCTACCATTGATTCTTGAAGAGCACGAGTATTTAAAGCAACATCTCCAGACATGGTAGCCATGTTACTTAATTCTCTTCGAGTGGCTAATGCTTCGGAATATGTTAAATTAAAATCTTTTGCTAATTTACCTGTAGCTTCATCTGCTGATTGAAGGGATGTTACAAATTCTGCAATAAGTACCTTAGGATCAAGTAAATTTTTAGCTAAACCAGAAAATGCTGATTTCATTCCAGCGCCCAGGATTTTAAATTTATTTCCTAAAGTTGCAGCATTTTCCCCATTATTAGTTAGTTTAGCAGCCATTTCATCCATGGCTTCTTGAGCTTCATCTAAACCTAATTTATCTGCTAGACCACCAAGACCAAGTTTACTCATGGCATCTTGCATGCCTTTTAAAGCATTACCACCTAATCCTAAAGCATCTTCTAAATTTTTAGCCTTTTTACCTGATTCGTCTAATTGGGTCTCAAATTGTTTAATAAATCCAATATTTTCAGTGATTTCTTGAGTAATATTGGCATGGGCTATTCTAGCTTCTTCTAATTGTTTTTGTTCTTTATTAGAAAGATTATTTCTAGCTTCTAGGGATCTGATTTGATCTTTAGCTAATTTACCTGCTAATTTTAAATCATTTGTTCTTTCAGAAGATTGTTTTTTTAAATTAGCTATTTCTTTAGAAGATAATTTACTAATCCCTTCTTGATGAGATTGTAATTTTTGAGCTAAACTGGCTAAACCTTTAAAGGAGGAACGAGCGAGTTTAGCACCACTGTTCATGTTTTTTAATTCATCAACGATACGAGTAAAACCTTCTCTAGATCCAGCAACATCACTAGTATATTCTTTCCATTCGTCTCTTAACCCTTGAACCAGTCGTTCAGCAATATTTAAATCATTGTTGATATTATCTAAACTAGCTGAGGATAATTCATCACCTAACTGTTTAGCTAGTTTTTTTCCTTCTTCGATAAGTTTATTTAACTTTTCTTGATCTGCTGGGGATAATGGAGCCATCTAAAGTATTTTGTTATAAATATTAACTATTTATAGCTTACTGGTCTTTTTGGTGGGGGAGTAAATTTTTGTGGGGTGTTTGATGCTGCCTTTTGTAATAATTCTGGGGTTTTGATGGTTCCATCAGAATTGATTACAGTTTGGTTGTCTTTTTTACCTTTGTTTTCTAGAGCTTCTTTTTCTTCTTTATAGTAATTTTGAATTTGAATAAAAGTAAACTTACGAAGCCAAAGAGGCATGTTATAGATTGTATTCCAATCATATCCTCCTTTACCATGAAAAACTATTTCATGAATTTGTTTAAATAAAGCGGCTCTTGCTTGAGCTGCTACATCAAATGTCAGGCCAAAAAAAGCTAACCCCAATTGGGATATTGACTCTACTGTCAGACCCGTCGGGAAAAAAAGTTAGATCAACGTCGGGTTGAACTTCTTTAACATATTCTCTTAATGCCCGAGAATCTTGAGCTAACAGATACCCGTCGACAAACTCTCGAACAGATTTTTTTTCTCTATCTCCATTTACTGAAGTAATAAGGTATTTTAAACGAGTTGAAAGCTCAGGGGAAGCATCTTTATTGATTTTCTTTAAGCCTTCTAATTCACGGTTAATATCTTGTTCGTCTTTATGAGTTAAAATCTTAAATGTAATTGTATTACCTGATTTAGGGAGTGTAAATGGGAAATCATTTGACTTAGACTTTAATAAGTCTTCATGTAGTGGTTTATTTTCAATTTGAGATAAATCTACTGTGTGTGATTCACCTAAATAATCAAATGAGTAATCTGAGCCATATCCTAGGATACGGGCTGCAACCATGATTGCGTTCTTATCACCAACTAAAAGTTCATCAAAATTAATTTTTGATACAATTAACGATTTAAGTAATTTGTCAAGTACAGTACCGTTTTTAATATATGATTGGTTTGTAAGGATATCTTCTTCCTTAGCAGTCATGTATTTAATTTCTACTACTCCTTTTGCTAATTCAGAATCTTCAGGGTAAAGTAAACCTTTAGAAGGTAATTCAACTGTTTCAGTTGGTAATTTAAATTCGCTCATAATTTTTATTTGTTATAACTTAATTGTCTTATATAAATATATTAAAGAGGGGAAATATTATCAGGATTTACATTGTATGATAATACTCCTTCTACTTTCAATATAGCTTTGCGGATATCTTCCATTTTTGAACGGTCGAATCCACTAGATGTGATCCATGGATGACCATCTACTTTAATAGTTAATACTGTTTGAAATTTTTCTGTGTTTTGTTCACTATAATCCATAGGTTCTTTTGCCGATGCTACGGTAACACCTGGAATTGAGCGGATATCTGAAAAGATTTCTTTTTGAGGGCGTTTCTTAATGTTGGTAATAAGCATACCTACCATTTTGAACTTGTCTTGGTATTCCTCGTTTAGTCGCTTACTAAGCTCCTCTTTAACTAATGTACGTAAACTATCTAGTTTCATATGTTTATAAATATTGGCCTATCGAATTAAAGTAAAATGTCCTCGAACTACATATTGATAACTAGTTTCAGTTACACCGAAGTTAACATCATATACATAGATTCCATCTTGACATTTGCGGTTATTATATGTTCCATCCCAACCTTCGGTAGCATTTAATGATTCAAATACACATTCTCCCCAACGATTGTAAATAGCTAAGCGGTAATCATAGTAATCTATACCAGTAGTAAATACGGGTAACCAGGTTTGATTATGTTCGTTGTCGTCGGGTGTAAATGAGTTGGGGATATAAAATAGTAGTTCAGGACAAACTACAACTGTAATTACTGTTTGTTGTTGAGGTGAAGCACACCCGTTTGAATAATGTATTACTGATAAAGGGAACATTCCTTCAGTATCAAACGTAATATTTAAATTATCTTGTTGGTATGTAACATCCATAAATGACCATTCATTATATCCTGGTAAGTTTGATATGGCTGTAAATAATGTTACTACTGAATCGCCTTCACATAACTCATAAAATGGATTGTATGGAGTAATTGAATCAAGGGTTGGTTGAGGGTATACTGTTACTAAAGTAGTTGTATCAAAAGTACATCCACTTAATGTGTATTCGTAATTAATAGCATTTGTTCCTATCGCGTTTGATGGATAAAATTCATTCCCAGCAACACCTATACCACTAAGTATTCCTCCGATTGGATTCACGTTTAAAGTAACAAATTCGTCGTATTCACAAAACGGTCCTATAGGATCAATTGTAGGTACTACATTTAAAATAAATAAATCTATAGTAACAGGAGCACCAACACACCCATTTGATTCTGGAGTAACTTGGATAGCTCCTGGTATGAATCCAGGGGAGAATGAACTAAAATCTATTGTAATAATATTAGTTCCTTGTCCTGAGGTGATAGGGGCAACACTGCTCCATAAGTAGTTATAACCTACTACTGCGGGTACATCATACATTTCATATGAACTTAAATAGCAAATAGTATCAGTACCATTAATAGGTCCTGTTGATGGAATTGGGGGACCAGGTACAACCAATATTGTATCAGGTCCTAAACTAGTTCCTCCATTACAAACAGACCAACCAGCATTACAAGTTGGATATGTTAATTGACAAGTATATTGAGTAGGTCCGGTTGGTGTTACGTTAATAGTAGGTCCTGTTCCAATAGCTACAGGATTACCTACTTGATACCAAGTTAAAGTAGGGTTTACTGTTGGTCCTGATGGAGTCCATTTCCAAGCATCGTTTATAGCAGTCCAAGCTGTAGAATTTCTTCCAGGTACTGTAATTCCTATTGTGCCTGCAGCGTTATGTACTCCTTCAGTAGCAGTTCCACCTTGCCACTGTAAACAAGCGGGTTTATTTTGAATATAGTTTTCAATGTTATTAGTTGATTCATAGATTACAATATGAAAGGTTCCCTGATTCCCAGTGCAACTAAACATTGGCGTATTTGTCCAACTCACTGTTAATTTTCTACAAGGGGCAACTCCATTTGTTTGATATCTAATTTGTCCTCCAATTCCAGGATGCCAATCCTGCCAAGGACCCATAATACAGTTTTTAGGTACTAAAGCATTACCTGTTGGAATTGTTTGTGTTGTAAAAGTAGTAGGTTGTCCTGGGGAGAATGAAATCCAACCATTTGATCCAGCCCAAAATTGTGTATATGTTTGTCCAAAGAAACAAAATGTAAATCCAATATTAAATGGTCCTTGTTGGGTGTCATCACCCATAAACAACTGAGTGCCTGTATTTGTTTGGTTTATATAGGGTATATTGGAGACGGCATAATTAACAGTTTGTTTGGGTAAAGCTCCAGTACCACATTGGTTTAAGTCAGCAGTAAGTGTTGTTGATCCTACACCACAAGGTAATATTTGATCAGGTCCTAAAGCAGGACAATATTGACCATATCCTACAAAGGTCAATAAAAGAAATATTAATAATTTTTTCATAAATCCAATATATTGAAAGAAAATAAAAGCCCCAAATTTCTTTGGAGCTTTCATATATTTTGTTGTTTTGTTCTTAGAAATTCAAGATACAGTAATCAGGTTGTACTTCAACTGTGATGTTTGTTGGGGTTCCATCGTCATCCCAGTTGTAATCACCAAATCCAGCACTTGTAATAACAGCTCCTTTAATGATCCATTCAGAAACGATATCACCTACAGGTCCGATAACGTTAAACGTAATATCTTTTTTATAGAAATCTGAGTAACCATCACGGCCTGTTACTGATTCGTGACCTAAACGTACCCATTCCATTACCGCTTGTGCACCACTTGGAGTAATTGCATCATATAATGTAAAGGAGATTGTATTCCAAATGGTCTTTCCTTTTACATAACGTTGAACGTTAATGTGATTGAGTGGAACTGCGGTTTGTGTTAAAGATACTGCACTTACTCCTTTTACCAAATATGATGGAACACCATCCATATAAAGGATAAAACGGTTTGTTTGTTTAGGTTCAAACGCTGTAAAAAATATTTCGTTTGGATTTAAAATTGCCATTTGTTTTCTATTTTAATTTTGTTATAAATATCTAATTTTTCAGTTTTTATCCTGGAAATTCAGCTCCTGTTGGCATTAAGATGAAATCTAGAGAAATGAATTCAGCTGTGCGTGTTGGTTGGATATAAATTTGACCTACTAATTGGTTTTGATCAATTACAGCCGGACCATTATTTGTAGTATCCATAATAACTTTGTAAGCATACAATCCTTGTTTTTGTTGGATTCCTTCTAAGAATGGAGTAACACGTGCTACAAATGAATTTCTAGTTGCAATTGTATTTTGTTCAAATACTACTGTATCTGCAATTTGCTTGATATATGATTTTAATTCAATCATCAAACGACGAACGTTTACACGATCAAGAGCAGATTGAGATTTTTGTAATGTTTTCTGACCGTATACTACTACACCTTGTTTAGGTAGCGTTGCAATAGGGTTAATATTGTTGCTATACAACGTATCACGATTACCTTGCGTCAATTTCAATTGTGCTTGAAGTACTGTGTTTAATCCACCGCGGTTAATACCTGCTGGGGCAAACCAAGGAGCTGATACTCTATCGTTGAAAGCATAAACACCTGGGATTACTGTAGAAGCTGGTACCCAAACTTGTCTTCCTGTTCCTGGGTCGATAATGCGAACCCAAGGCCAATAAGCTGCGGCATATGAAGTATCACGAGATTGTGCTTGTGTTACTGCGTCACCAACTGTGCTGTTGTAATCTACTAGATCTACAACATACATGTTATCACCTCTAGCAATAGTATTGTTAATAATACTAGTTACTTGAGCTGCATGGTTATCATTTGTTAAACCAGGAGTAAATAATAAGTTAAATTGATATGCTTCAGGATTTCCAAGCAATGCAATCATATTATTATAACTAGCACCAGTTAATCCTTGTGTATTTGTTGAAATAGTATCATACAAGTTAATAGTACTATTTACAGTACCTGTAGCACTTGTAAATGAACCTCCTGCTGATCCACTACCATTTTGTGGAATAGAAGCTGTGTAAGCACTTATTGCAATGCCATTTGCATCAAAATAGTTTGGAGTAGGTAAATTAACTGATTTTACACGGACATATTTTGAGTTATTTGGATAACTTCCAGATAATTCCATTTGGAATGTTGATGAATTATAATTTAATACTTGATCACCAATTACTTGAGCTATGTAGCGATTTGAATTAGGATCTAGTGTTAAGTTATTCCATGATTCTAAAATAACTTTGTTATTTTCAATATCGTTACCACGTCTAACTAATACATTAAACGTACCTGATCCAGTATTTGAATTAGTAATTTCCCAACGAACGTTACTTTCTGAACCTGAAACTAATGAACCTGAAGCTCCAATAATTGAACTAGAGTTATTCATAATAACTCCTTCAGAAATTGTTTCTAAAACAAATGAAGCTGAAGTTGCATTTAGGTAAGATGGGATTGTAGTACTTTGTGCTGAGGACCAGCTAACAGATTCAGATACTACACGAGCAACCAATAATGAAGTTCCTCCGTAATTAAAATAATTGTAAGCAGCAATTGAAGTTAAGTAAGATTGTGCTTGACCACCACTAATAAATGTATCTCCAAAGATTGCTACGAAATCTGAATAAGAAGTTACAAGGATTGGGTTTTCAACAGGGCCTTTTACTGTAGGACCTATAATAGCAGCACCCGCTTGAACTGGTTGTCCAGTTAAGAAAGTGTTGTCTACTTCGCTAATTGCTACTCCAGGAGAAGTTGTGAAATTTGCCATTGTATTTTTTTATTATAAATATGAATATTCTCTTTAAAATATATTACTAAGCAGGAAACGTTGCACCAGTAGGTAATACATTAAAATCAAGTACAATGAATTCAGCTGTTCGAGTAGGTTGTAAATAGATTTGACCTACTAATTGGTTTTGGTCTACTACTGATGGTGGATTATTTGTTTCATCCATTACAACTCTAAATGCCGTTAAACCTTGTTGTTGTTGAACAGATGCCAAATATGGGTTTACTTGAGATAAGAAATTATTTCTAGTAGTAACTGTATTTTGTTCGAATACTAAAGTATTAGCAATTTGAGAAATGTAGTTTTTAAGTTCAATCAATAAACGACGTACGTTTACACGATCTAAAGCACTTGCTTTTTTCTGTAATGTTTTTTGTCCAAATACTACAGCACCTGTATTAGGAAAAGTAGCAATTGGATTAACATTATTTTCATATAAGAAATCTCTATTTCCTTGAGTCAATACACGTTCTGTTCTAATTACGTTACTTAAAACTCCACGATTAACTCCAGCAGGAGCAAACCAAGGGGCAGATACATTATCATTAAAAGCATATACACCAGGAATCATAACAGAAGCCGGTACCCAAACTTGATTTCCAGTATCAGGATCAATAGTTTGAAGCCATGGCCAATAAGCGGCAGCATATGAAGTATTATAACCAATTGCTTGAGTTGCTACTGGGGTGATGTTAGAGCCATAGTCTACCAAGTCGATTACTGTCATAGCATCTCCTCTGCTTTGAACAGTATTGAGCATTAAATTGATAGCTGTTGTTGTTGGTGAGCTAAAGCTACTAACTAACCCCGGGGCTACTAATAAATTGTAGTTATAAGCATCTTGGTTAGCTAATAATGATATTGATTGAGTATATGCACTAGCAGAAATACCTTGAATATTATCGTTAGCAATATTTTCATAATATTTTGCTACAACACCTGTTGGCACGTTTTTTCCAGTAGCACTACCAAAAGAACCACTTGCATTTAATGGAATTGAACCAGTGTATTGTGGTTTTGGATCTCCAACGTTATCAAAATAATTTGGAGTTGTTTGATTAACTTGTTTTACACGAACATAACGTGATTGGTTAATATAGCTTCCTGAAAGTTGAACAAAAAATTCACCGCTATCGCTTCGAACATTTTCAACTTGATTACCAATTATTTTTTCAATATAGTTTGAAGCAAATGGATCTAATGATACAGGACCCCAACTTTCTAAAATTGAGGGTGAATTTGTAGTATCATTACCTTGACGAATTAACACATAAAAAGTTCCAGATCCCGTATTTGAAGAAGCAATTTCCCATCTAAAATTATCTGCTGATCCACTTAATAGAGTACCATTTGAACCTGTAGGGCCGGTACTATTCATAAGTTCACCTTGAGATAATGTTTCTAAAACAAATACATTAGTGTTGTAAGGTGAACCAGCTCCGTGATCTGATGCTGATATGAATGATGAAGTTGCTGCTGTAAATGATTCTCCTACTACTCTAGTAACTAATAAGGTAGTTCCTCCATTGTTAAAATAGTTGTAAGCAGCAATTGAGGTAAAATAAGAATAAGTTTGGCTCCCACTTAAAAAAGTAGAGCCAAATTTATTTAAATAGTCACTATAAGTAGTACATAGGGTTGGAATACCTACTTTACCTTTAACTGTTGGTCCAATAATAGCGGCACCTGCGGTAACAGGTCCTTGAGTGATAAATGATTGGTCGTTTTCTATTGCTAATACACCAGGTGATACAATTGTTTCTGCCATTGTAAATAAATTATTTTATTATAAATATGGTGTATTTTGGCCTAGATTACTCTACTGAGGTGATTTCACCAGTCTCAGGGTTAATACTAGCTTTACCATATGTGTTAAATACTGATTGGGTAAATTCTTGTTCTTTTTCACCGAGTTCGGCTAAGAATTTTTTCGCGTTATCATAACGTGATTCCAATTGAATTTTAATTAATTCAATTTCTCCTAACTCAGCAATAAGTGCTTGGGTACTTGTTTGAATTTCTTTTAACGTGTTTTTTTCTTCTTCTGTTAAGAACTTTTTTTCTGAAACGATTGACATAATTTATATTTTAGGGAGTATATGTTATTTTCCTTGGGAAACATACGACTTAACGTAGTTTTTACTATTTTTGTTTTTACTAATTTTTGACTTTGCGTGAACGCCTGGTCTTTTCTTTTTAGGTTTGCCAATAAATGAAACCGAGGATTGTGTTTTTGCTTTTGCTGCCATTGTTATAGATTATTTAGATTATTAACTGTTTCTGTAGTAATGATAACTTGTGCTTTACTATTGTATTTTTTAATTGCTGTTACTTCTTTTTGTACTGTATCTGGTACAATGTAGCCAAACATTTTTAATGTAAATGTACCTTTAATAATACGATTTGTTGAATCAGATATTTCGATTGCTGTAGAAAATGAATCAATAGATGCTTTAAATTTAAAACGTTCCGGATCCCCCCAATATGAATCGGAAGCATAGTTGATTGCCTCAATTACTTTGTTCATTTGCTCAACATAGTATGTTTGAATAGCACATGTATACGTTAAATTAACGTAGTCAGGTACTACATTGACAACGAATTGCTCAACTGGTTTACGGTTTGTTAATACGTCAAAGTTTGAGTAGCCGTTTTTTGAATTGTATCCTTTTGCCCAAGAAGTATATAGGTGAGGATTATTTGCATCTAACTTGTTTGTAAGAGATCGGTTTTTATCGATTGTGTCTCTTTTAAACATAATCAGTGGAGCCATTATAGCACCGTTTTTGTCTTTGTAGTATCCGTCTTTTGATACAGATTTCCACTTTTCAGGTGATCCATAAATTACAGGTACTTCAATTCGTACACCGTTTTGGTAAACAAATGGACGTATAACATTCTGAAAATAGAACATTATAGATTCGTCTATATCTTGTAGACCTACGGTAAATGGTTTAACAGTATCTCCTTTAAAGGACATCTGTTCGGAACGGTTAAAATCAACACCACTTTGTTTTGTTGGAGTAAATTGATTAAATTCCGAAGGTATATTTGGATTATCGTAAGATTCACCGGTTTCAGGGAAAACATAAGGATCCACCTGATCATTTGAGATCTGTAGTTGGCTTTTTGGATTTGGTTTTCTAGCTGAGGGCATATCTTATAATCTTTCTCGTGTAATTTGGACTTTGTCTGCAGGAACATAATGGCAAAAACAGATAACAGAATAATCTGATCCATAATTTTCTAGTCCTGGATTTAATGGGTTTTGATCGTATGGGTAGGCTGGGTCTTTTCCAACAAATAATTGATTTTCATTGGTGTTGTCTATTTCCCAATATGAATTTTCCCACATGATTATATCTCCTACATCAGGAACTATATCTGCTCCATATGAGGTTCCATTATAGTTTCCTATATCAGGACCACCACCAGAGGTAACAGGATTTTTACCACGTAAATCATCACGTAAAAATCTAAATTCCATTGGACGATCGTAATCTACACCAAAATCACTAACTGGTGATTGGTTGTCACCTCTTACAATTAAAGTATTAAGTAGGATAGGTTCATTGTAATATCTAGCACCTGCGGCTTCACCATAAATATTTACTTTAGTTTGGCTATCTATTAATTGATAATACACACATTGTTGAGTAATAATATCCCACATCAGCTCACGGCTAAGGTGTCTAAATAAGGATACGTCTCGTTGTGTTCCAAATAATGCCATATTATCCTACAAAAATTGTCATTGGTACGTCGTTCAATATGTTTTTCTGGTTTTCTGCTTCAGCGGCTTTCTTTTCAAGTAAAGCTTTACGTGAAGTAGAATCTAAGTATACTCGTAAGCGTTCAATCAATGCATTTCTTTCATTTGCTGCTGCAGTAATTAAATCACTTTGGTTTAATGTAATTTCAGATCCGGGAATGGGGACTGTTGAGTATTTTCCACGGACATATCCTAGCATTTCTTTTGCTAGGGCTAAAGCATATTCAAATATCCAAGAACGTCCAATTGAGTTAATGTTAGAGTATGTTGGATTTTCATATGGTACATCTCCAGGAGTAACAATTACACTACCACTAACATCGGCATATGGTTGTCTCGTATCGTCTAATTTTACATATTGAAACCACAATTCGTGATAATGTATAATTGGGATAGGAAATATTTTAAGTTGGTTATTTACTAATTCAAATGTGTATTGCGATTTACGGATTTGATCGTTGAATTCAATTGCTTGGATTTTCTGCAAGTCATAGTTGATAGGCATCAACATAAAGTTGATTGCAGGAGAATATGAACCCCATCCAAAGCTATCTAACATACTCATCATACCAGTACCTGTACCAGCATATGGGTCAAAGTATCGCATGATTGCGGGTGGTGCTTCATAGTAGATACGTTTAATTTCAATACCACCTGAAATGCTTTGGGAAATTGCCCATTCATTCATGTCATATTCCTGTTTGCCTGCTTCTAATCGAATAGAACCACTATGGTAAGTTACTTTACCTCCAACACCTGCTTCTTCACCATATTGATGAGATAATACAACAACGTTTGCTAGAGTTTCTTGCACTAGTTTGTTGTTTGCAGGAGCAAGAGTCATTGGATTGCCTTGGAATGTCAACAAATTATCTGCTACTTGGTAAGCATACAATTCATTTCCGTAAGTAGTTACGGCATCTTCAAGGGCAGTATAAAAGTTAATGTCCTGTAGTTCAACTTCAACCAATGGATATCCTAGACGTTGAGATGCAAATTTTGCAAATTTGTCAGCGTCTTGTTGGAATTGATAATCGTTATCGTAAAATCCGAATGGTGTATCGCCTGGGAAGAAACTACTTGAACCTGGCCAAATTGAAATATTCATTGCCTAACTATTTTATTATAAATATGAATAGATTTAATTAGTTTGATTTAAAACTAAGTCATACCAAGTTTGGGTTTCGAAATCAAAATGTGGATTTTCCATATATTCATTACGTAATACAGTTATAGCTAATTCTGTATCTAATACTGTGTTGTCAGCTTTGTAATACAACTCCTTACCAGTTTCTTTTTCTATAATTGCGTACATAATTTAAATATTTCTAATTTCAAATGCTTCTAAACGCGTTACGTCAGCTGTTGGTGTAGTGGTTGGTACAACTGAAACATAAAGATATTGAGTTTGAGTAACATCGAATGATGCTGAACTCATTGCTGTGGTTGAGACACCTGCGTCGGTTACTGCAGACGGGGAGAATGGATAACCTTTAAGAAATCCTCCGTTTATAACTAACTCCCTGTTTATTTTAGTGAATAGGATGTTGTTGGTCGATGCATATTGTGCAATCCTACCTGTTACACCTGCGGGCATTGAAGATGACGTACTTATTTTTATATAATGAGTTGTGTTTGATCCGGTACCCGTTTTACTAAAAAAAGCAAAAAAAGCTAACTTATCGGATGCGCTAAATGTGTTAGCAGGAATTGTAATTTGTAAGAGTTGGGTTTCACCGGTTGAGTTACTACCAATTGACGGAGAGAATGATCTACTAACAAAACCTATATTACCAGTACCTAATATAGGTTGATTAAATACTGTTTTGGTTTCAATAAATGAAGATGTTGTTGCAAAAGATGCACTTACTGCTTGTTGAACAAAAGATGCTGTTTGAGCAAATGAAGCTGTTGTAGTGAAGGATGCACTTGCAGGATACCCATTTATCCAAGTACCACTATTATAAATTAAAGCTTGATTATTAACAGGTGTTGTAATTAATACATCTGATAGATTCTCTAAAGATAATGTTATAGTACCTGCATTTCCACTACCACCAGTAGTATTTCTAAATAATCCGGCCTGTACTATTGTGTTTTGAGTATCATTAGTTAAATCTGTAGTGTTACCTTTTACAACTAGATATGCTACGAATATTAAACTTTTTGCAGTAAATTCTCCTTCTTCAAATGGATCTGTAGCTAAGTACTGTAATGCATTAAGTAGACTTGTATATCTTGATTGTCCATAATAAACTGTACTTCTTTTACTTTCGGGATTGTAAAATACACGCTGGATAGTCCAATTACCAGCACCAGTGTTTTGTAATGTTCCTGAACCATCATCATATTTTGTAGGATCTATGACTGTATAAAAAGCTCCACCATTATTATCTAAGTATATCCCAGACCCACTCCTATAAGCTCTTGCCATAGAACCAGTAACAGTAGCTGTGGATGAATAATTACTTGGATGGTCTGGGTTGTATCTATAAAATCCTCCTAAATTATATGATGTGCCGGAACCTATATTTATATGTAATGTTCCTGTTTGTCCTGTTACTGTTAATCCATTAATTTTAAGTGGACCAAATGCTCTAATAAATTCACTTTGTTGAGCGTCACTATCATATGTTGTTTGTATATTACTACCAATACCAGTAATGTTAGTATAATTAGCATGAGTAACCCTACCTAAACAAATTGATTCTTGATATTGTGTTTCAGTAAAATAATTGGGTTGTTGATGTACAATACCAGCAACATCAACATAAAGGTAAGTGTTTTGAGATGAAGTTAAATATGTAGCAGATGCTGAATAATTAGGCCAGGTTATATATGTAAATTGTGGGCTAATTTCTTCACTATATGAAGCATTAGAAGTCATCACAATCCCCGATCCTGAACTGACATATATTGTAGTTCCACTTCCGGATACAAGACCTCCATATAATAAACCTGTGCTTATACCACCTTCGAGCCATTTAAATTTAACTAAGTTTCCATCTTGACGATAATATAAATCATATCCTTGAGCAGTATTTGAAGCGGATGTAAATAGGAATGATGCTGTTAAGTTTGTACTACCTGGATCTTGTGCTGGGTCTAAACGGAGTGTTCCTCCTAATGCTAAATTAGCAGATGCATTAACCGATCCGGATATAATAATCGAACCTGATAGATTGGTTTGTCCTAATAGATTATTATTTCCTATTTGGGTGGTAGATCCGGATATATTTAATGATCCTGTTAACTGTAATGTTTGGTTTAGTGGTAATATATACGAAGCCGTTGTAGCATATGAAGCACTTGTAATACTACCTAACAACATTGATGCAGTTAAAGCATATGAAGCAGATATAGCAGATGTTGTTGTTCCCGCTGCGGCTGCATATATATCTTGCCCATTAATCTGATCAATTCTACTGATTCCAGATATCTTTCTAAAGTAGTCATTTGATGGATTAAAAGATATTATTCCATTTGTTAAACCACCCTCAGTAACTGATTGTAGAATATGACCCATTGAGCGAACTGCTCCATCGGGTAGTTCTGTAGAAAAAGCAACTGGGTCTGTATATCCACCTGTACTGTAAGTTAAATATAATGGTGCACCATTTCTAATAGTGCCTAGAATTGGTGGGAATCCTGTTGATGGATTTCCGCTTTCAACTTGAAAGGTAATATTTCCTTGGAGTAAAATAGATCCTCTTCCTTGGTCAATAACAATACCTAAAATATTATCTATAGGGTTTTCGCTATTTATTATAACAGAATTTTCAAGACGTAACCATTCTGCATCATTTTCATTATAGTATACTATAGTTCCGTCAATACGGGCGTCTTGTTCAATTGTTTGGTCTGTTACTATTTTACCATTAGCAATTAGTGTTTGTGATGCAAGTTGATCATCAATACGTTTTTGATCAAGTTGTTCTGAGATTGGGATAGTTATAATACCTGTAATATTATCATTGTCGATCCAATTTAAGGTTTCACCACCGCTTGGATTTAATAATGCTCTACTATTCCAAGTAATAGAGTTAATTCCATTACTATCGTATAATTCTCTATTAGCAGAATCTAACGATTGATTGTGGAAAAATCCTGTAGTAGTTGATATACTACCTGTTACTCCTAATGATCCTGTGATTCGTGCGGAGCCGGTAAATGGAAATGGAGAAATATACCCTTCAAGATAAGATGCTGTTAAAGCATATGAAGCAGTACCTTGTAAACTTCCTGTAAATGAACCACTAAATGAACCTGTAAATGAACCAGATGTTGGGGTTGGACCTATAGGACCTTGTGGTCCTTGTGGTCCTTGTGGACCTAGTGTAGCAACCGTTACTACGTTAGTAACAGGTTGAGTTACATTAATAGTAGTTCCTGTATTATTGTCAGTTATTGATATACTCCTATTATTGTCTTGTAGGGTTATATCATTATTGTTTTGATTTATGTTAATTGAACTAGCCATTTAGAAACTACCTAAGGTTACATTTGGTGATAATTGTACTTGTCCCTCTAGCAATCGTGTTACTACATAGCAATTACCACTACCTGAGGCTAGTTCCAAATCGTATACACCTTGTGTAAAGTTTAATTGTGAAGATGACACTGCGGAAATATATACACCAATTGTACCCGAAGTAGGTGGATTAATTGAATTAGATCCACTTAAGTTTAAGCCCGTTCCACATGGGTCCAAACTAGACGATAAAGTAATATAAACCTCGCTTGATCCAACGGTAGGTCGAATTTGCATTCGTGCTTGATAGCCGGTTAAATCTACAGGATTACCATTAGAGTCTGTATAAGCTACTTGAAAATTTACAGTAGCACCTTGTTCGATTACAAAAGAATATCTTCCAGCAGCCATTATTTTTTGTTATAAATATGGTCAGTTTCTGAATGATTTGTATACCTCCAAGATGTCGTCTACGATTGGGTGTCTATGGTTTTTTTCTAATGTAACTACTTCAAATCCAGGCACTTCTTTCATATGCTTACATACAACATCAAATCCAGATGTTTTCTTATCTCTCAAGTCAACTTGAGCAGCATCACCACAGAAGATCATTTTAGATCCATGGCAAATACGAGTCAATAAAAGTTCTGTTTGATTGTCTGTTAAGTTTTGAGCTTCATCTACTACAACTAGACAATCTGTAAAGTTTCTACCTCGCATAAATGATACAGGTACGATTTCAATTTCACCATCTGCTATACATTTTTCAATTTTATCTTTGCTGTATAGGCGGTGCATGTTTTCATACACTGGGGCTGTGAATGGGGCGAGCTTTTCGTTAACGTCTCCTGGGAGGAAACCAATATCTTGTCCGGCAACTACAGTTGGTCGAGTAATGATAATCTTCTCAATTTCACGACTAAATAGCAAGTCAAGTGCTACGTTAGCGGCTAGTAAAGATTTACCCGAACCTGCTTTACCACGCAATATAGTTATTGTGTTGTTTAAGATTTTGGATTTAGCGATTTTTTGCTCTTCATTCAATTGGATATTGAACTTGATTGGGCCTTTTGGTTTGCGTTTTGCTTTAAATGCTTCCTGCGCTTCAGGAGTTCTGTTAAAATCTGTCATATAACTGTATTTGCTAATAAATATTGGGGGAGAAATAGAAAAGCCTGGCTTTCGCCAGGCTCTTCATATTTTCTATTTACTTAAATCTTAGATAAGGTTCAAGTTAGAAACGAAGATACGACCGTAAAATTCCGGACGGATCATTTTCTTAGCGTAACGAGTCAAGAGACCTTTACGTGGGGTAAATGTTTCTGGATCGTACACAAGAGGTGTCATGATTAATGGCACGTATGGAGCGAATACAGCACCTGTTTCGAGGAACTGTGAGCCACGGTAACCCATCAAGATTAAACCTTCAGTCATATAAGGATTTTTATAAACTGTGTAACGGTTGTTCATTTGACCAGCTTTTTGGATACCAAATGCGTAGCTAGCTTTTGTTACATCACCATCTGAACTAGAAGCAAATCCTGGGATTGACTCGAGGATAGTTGCTACGTTAGGAGAAGTTACGATGAAGTTTGCACCACCACGTAAAGTCTTTTGGTGAATTTTGTTACTAACTTTTTGCATTTTAGTACCTAAAGTTTGGAACCACTGACCTTGAGTGTTGTAGAAGTTCAAGTTATCATATCCTGTCTTACCACTATTCAGTTGTTGGTTGTTTGATACGTTCCAATACTCATCCCATGCAGAAGCATCTTGGATTAACATGTCGATTACTTCGAGGTCAATTTCCAATGCGATGTACTCACTCATGATTGAAGTCAATTCAGCTTCAGCATCCAATGATTGGTATGCGTTCAAATCTTGAGCGAATTCTGGTGTCCATTGTGCTTTTAACTTACGAGTTTTAGCAACAATAGCTTCAGATTTCATTTTGATATCAATTGAAGGAATTGCTAATTGGTCTGCAGCTGTAGATTCAGCATTTGGATAACCAGCACCAGAATTGGCTTCAAAATCACCACGGTAGTTATCAGTAGGCTGTACATTATAAGTTACATAAACGTTTGCAGGAGATGCTGATGCAAATGATGCAGAAGATACTTGGTGGATGAATGTTACTGAAGCACCGTTAACTGAAGTAAACTGAGGTAAAATGGTAAGTGTAGTAGCAACAGAAGCTGAAGTAGCAGTAAATGCGCGAGCACCTTTAAAGTCTGGGTTAGTAGCACCAGAACCAGTTAAAGAACTCATGTTAATAGTTAATGCTGAATAGGTAACACCAGCAGCAATAGATGCTGAGAGTTCAGCAGCATATTCAACTTGTTCCCAAGTAGCTTTAGCTACAGTACCAGACAATGAAGCTGATTTTTGGTTGATTGAGTAACCAAAACGACCAGCACCATATAAACCTTGTGAAGGATCATTGGTAGCACCTGGGTTAGTATTTCCATAAAGGGAACCAGTACCATATACATCACCTGCAGGTCCAAAGCTTAGTTCTTTAGTTTGACCATATTGGAAATCCAAGAAGAATACTAGACCAGAAGGCAAGTTCATTGGTTGTACAGAAACGAATTCTTTAGATGATAAAGAACCGAATACTTTACGTACCAATGGAAGAGCTACACCAGCCCAAGTTTCACCTTGACCAGCAGTAAATCCTGAACCTCCTACTTGAGTTGAAGATTGTTCAACTACCAATTGTTTTGCTTGGTTTTCAAGGATCAAAGCCATGTTGTTTTTTTCAACTTCGCTTCCTAATCCTTCCAAGAGACCCGTTTTACCCCATTTTGAGGCCATACGAGCTGCGTCACCCTGCATGTTTTTCCATCCAGAGGCTGCGCTTTCTAATAGAGAATTAATGTTTGACATTTTCTGTTTTTGTTTTTTGTTTAAAATTAAATAATTCCTGCCAATTTTTGCATACGTAAGAATGCATCGTTTGACTCTACGATTGGTTTTTTAGCGTTTGGTGTTAATGTTGCTTTAGAAGCACTACCTAGGTTTTCTTTGATTGGGTTTTTGTTAACTTTAATACCCTCGTTTAAAGTTTCAAACACCATCTTAACTTCACCTACAGTTGTTGCTTTGTCAAAAGAACTTAACACTTTCACTTTTTGGTTTTCGTTCAAGTTTTTAGATTTGAAGATTTTATTTGTGTAAAGCAATTTAGCATTTAACAAATTAATTTCATTCAATTCAGACTTAAGAACATTGATTGTTTTAAGAGCTTCATCCAATTCAGCTTTTAGAGCTTTGGATTCGCGCATACCTAATGTTGATTGAGCAGAATCTTTTCCAGCTGCTGGGGTTGTAAAGATTTTTTCACCAAAAATAGCTCTAAGATCTGCTAACCATTTTGATCCTTGAGTAGTTGAGGCAATTCCTCCCTTATCTTTTGGACTTCGTGACCAGCTATCTAAGGCTCTTGATAAATCAGGATTATTACCAGAAACTAATTCTCCTACTAATTTTTCAAATTCTGGAGATTTAGGATCTAATTGAGCAAGTTTATCAGCTCCTGGGAGTTTTTGGGCGAATGGGGATTTAAAGAAAGGTGAAAGTTGGTTAAATAATTTTTCTTTCGGGCTTTTTCCTAATCCAAATAATTCATCAATTGGTTCTTCCATTTCTTCCATTTCTTCAATTTCTCTTAAAAGTTCGGCTAAGTCAACTTCTTCTTCGTCTTCCATGCCTGTTTCTTCAGCTTCCTCTTCGCCTTCACCTTCGTGTCCGGCTTCGAGTTCGCCTGCTTCGATCATGTCTTTGATAACATCTTCAATCATTGATTTAAGATCCTCATCGGTCATGTCTTCGAGGTCAAGTGGTTCACCTTCTTCTTCACCTTCTTCTGATTCTTCGTCAGACATTTCAACGTCTTCTTCTTCCTCTTCTTCGGCTTCGTAAAGGCCTTCCATTTCTTCCTCTTCTAATTCTAGCTCCGCTAAAAGCTCTTCCAAATCAATTTCATTCATTGTTTCGTCTTCACCTTCTTCCATGTATTCTTTGTCTTCCATTTCGTACATTTTGTCTTCCATTTCTTCCACTTCTTCCATTTCTTGAAGCTTTGCAGCGAACATTGTTTTTAATTGAGGTGTGAAGGCTTCTTCTAGAGCTGCTTTTGCGTTTGCGATAGCAGTTTCTTTAACAGCTTTAGCATCAGCAATTGCTTCTTTGAGCAAGTCTCTGTTTGTTGCCATTTTTCCTAAATTATTTTTGTTGGGAAAATACGTTTATTAAGAAACGTAATAGATTTTTTTATATCGATACCACATAAGATGTGAGGGGGGTGGTATATTCAAGTTATATATATGAGGCAAATACGTCAAAGTCGCAAGAAAAAAAAGGCTCTCAAAAGAGAGCCAATTTTTCACCGGTTTGCATATTTTAAAATATAGGACATGTACCTTTAGCACATAAAATTTCGGTAAGTATTGAATTTGTTTTAGCGTATGGATCTAAAAATGTAGTGCGTGATTCGTTTAATGCACCGTTTTTCATCCATGAATCTGGGTTAGATGGATTGGAAACTAAATCCCAAGTAAGTAATTCAAAGTCGTCTTGGACTTCCATTACTTCACCCATTTGTTTTAGGGAACCCATTCCGCGAGAAGAAATACCTATTAATAAACCATTTCTAACTAAGGCACCAGCAATGCGTCCTGAGGTGGTTCCTAAATCACCAGCATCGGCAAATATTTCTACTTTACCCCATACTTCATCTCCTCTCCACCATACTTCACGTATGGCATGAGATGCGTTTTTAAGGTTGATTACTTGCGAGTCAGGGTGATCCAACTCACCTACCGTTTCGGTAGATTTCTGTTGAATTTTGCGTGTAAAATTGTCAATTTCACGCTCCCACAATTCACGTTTGTAATAGCGACCATTTCCATTTTTTACCTCTACAGTAGCTAATATTCCTTCAACAAAAACGTTACCGCCTTTGCTCATCCCCTCAACCAATTTCATTGGTTTTGGATCAAAATGTCTGGTTTCTATTAAAAGTTGCTTGCTCATATTAGTAATCCATTCCGTTCATTTTACCTTCTAGATCTTGATATAATGTTTCTTGATCTTCATCAGATAAATTAGGATAATTTGACATAATAGAATCAATACTTTCTCCTTCATCATAACGACGTTCAGCATCTTTTTGAATCAATTCATATTCTGCAGATGCTTCAGCAGGAGTTTCTAGAGGGAGTTCATCTTCTCCTTCGGTTTCGTCAATTACTTCTTTAGAGGCTGCTTTTTTACCTTTGAATTTCGACATCATTTTTTCAACTTTTTTACGAGCTACCTCTAGTTTTTTAATGTCTTTTTCAAGTTCTTTAACTTTTTTCTTGTCAGTTAAGGCTTTCATGTCCTCATCTTCGTCAAGTTTTGAAAGTTTAGAACGTCTGTGGTCAATTAAAGCATCAATTTTATCTAATTTAGTTTGTAGAACTTCATGTTCTGCTTCTTTGTTGATGTCTGCTAAATCTTTTTCAACACTTTCACGTAAAGATTCCATTTCACCTTCTTCCATAATGTTCAAGTTAGGAATCAAGAAATCACTTTCAGCCCAATATTGTTTATCGCCAGCTTTGTTGAATTTATCAGCTTTTGCTTTTTCAACTTCTGCATTTAATGGGTGATATACTCTAAATTCTTTAGGTAGTTCAGTTGTTGGACCGTAGTTATCAGGTTTGTTAAGGATTTGTTTTACCATTGGTGGGATATCCATAATCAATTTTTTGATTGCTGGTTGATCACCATACCCTTTAACTAGGTTATTGTATAGAATATCTGAAATATATAAGGTTTGGCTTCCAGGATTGTAAACAATATGTTCGCCAAAACGTCTTCTAATGTTTTGTGGGAAAGGAAGTTGGGATGGGATAAAACGTCTACCACCAGCACCACCTTTACCAGAAGTGTTAACGCTAGGCATTTGATATGCTTCTTCAACATCGCTTTCTTCTATATTTTGAGAAATTGAATTCAATCCAGCACTATGACGAGCATATATTTTTTGAATTTTAGTTAAAGATGCTTTATCACTTAAATGTGGTTGTTCAAGTTTAAAAAGAGTATCTTCAAATTCCTCAGAATTTAATTCTTCAAAAATCATGTTTTGAACTACTTCACGCAACATGATTTCTTCAAGTGATTCACCTGCTTCTTTTCTACGTTTAAGTTCAGCTTCACGTTTTTGTTTTAATTTAGCTTTAATTTCTTCGGGTGAGAATTTTTTATCGCCTTTTTTAGTTGCTAAATCTTCAACATCCGACATAAATTTTTCTACACCTTCTTTCAAATCACCATATCCGCTTGATTTGTATTTTCCTTTAGCTTCTTTTGGCTCACCTAATCCAGGATGATCAGTTACATATCCTAAATCTTTAACACCAAATTGACCATCTTTTGTATAGTGAATTGGATCTTTTGTTAAGTTTTTAAATACGATGTCTTTAAGTTCTTGCATCGTTTTATCAGCATTCTTAGGATCTTTCATTTCAGCATAGTAACCCATCATAATTTGATCAAAGATCATATTGTCAGGGTTTTTATCGTCTGAGTAATCAAAGTTATGTGCAAGATCTTCTTCTACAGGCTTAGAAACTTTTTTCTCTTCTGCTTTAACTTTTTCGTCTTCGTTTTTCTTTTTAGCTTCTGCTAAAAACGCTTCAAATGCAGTTTCGTAAGATTCTTTTTTCTTAGGTTCAAACGGAGAATTAATAGCTGTTAAACCAATCACATTTTCTGAGATGATGTTTTTGGTAATAAGAGAGGCTGTTGCTTCTTCAAATGTAGCAGCGTTACGAACAATATTAGGGAATTGGCGTTTTGCTTCTGTAAGGAAAACACCTTTGTGTCCTTTACCTTCTTTGATTAACAAATATTGATCTTGTAATGTCTTTTTCATTATTTTTCTGATAAGAGTTGTTTAATTTCTTTTAAATAGCTTAAAACTATTTCGATTGGTTTATTGATATCATATGAACCAGCGTTTCCACCGTACAATTCAATTGTTTCATTTTTTGCATTTGAAACAAGTGGTTGAATTTCGTTCATTAATTTTTCAATTTCGTCTAACGAAGCGATACGTTTCTTTTGAACGTCGTTCATTTCGTTTAATGTTTCGTCTTCCCAAAGTTGCTTAACTTCCAAACCAGACCCTTTAATTTTTTTAGGTACTAGTTTGTATTTGAATTGTTTTACGTAAGCATTATCTTTAACGCCTTCAGGACCTGCTTTTGGACCCATTCCTAAAGTTGCTCCCGGACCTTCGTTTACTTTTTTAAATGATTTTTTTGGTGAATATCCTTCACCAGGACCTGCAGAAAATGAAGCACCACCGTTTCCAGTAGCGTTCATTTCTTTAAGTTTTTTACGAATTATGTCTTTAATTTTTTCCATTTACAGTTTCTAACTCATTAATTAAATCATAATACTGTAACAAGTCAACTAGATCGTTATCGGTAATTTTAGCTGTTTTAGCTGGTACCTGGATGATGTTAATGATTTCGTTGATTTTGATTTTAGTTACTTCGTTTTTAGTTTTAGCGTTCAATGCAGCTAATTCTTCTTTGATTTCAACTACTTTAGCAGTGTAAAATTCTTTTAAACGTGGTTTATTGTCAACCGAAGTAATAAATTCTTTAAGGATTTCTTTTTGACGTGGGTGTAAATCGTTATATTTTGTATTGAAATTTTCCAATACCATTTTATACGCTAAAAAACGAACGTCTTTATCAGCATTTTCAAATTCACCCATTACCTCATCACGTACTTTACTTTCAGCAATTTTAGCAGCAGTTAAATGCTCTAAAATAGTTACTTTATTGTTGATGGCTTGATCAGGATCAATGGTGTTTTGAGCGTTTGCAATTTCCGTTAGTGTATAGAATGCAGCAAACATCTTATAGTTTGGTAACTTGTGGTTAAAAAATTCATTCAGGTCGTAATGTTTCTGAATTTCATTGATTAAGTTGTATTTTTGGCGCTTGATAGCTCCTCTATTTAATGTTTTAGAAGATTCAATTAATGTATCTACTACAACGTTTGCTTTACCTTCAGTTAATGATGTTCTTTTAAGTAACGTTTCATATAACTTATACTCACGACCTAATTCCGACTTAACGAAATATTTTTTAAGTATATCTTTAGCCGGGGAATCCTTACCATCTAATGTATCAGTGGTAATTTGACGAACTAATAGTTCGAAAAGGATTCCAGTATTTTTATACTTTGAATGTTTAACTTGCATTCTTGTAAATATTTGTTTATTTATAAATATATAGAATTTTCTTACTCTCGTATCTGTGATTCATCTAATAGTGAATTCCCTCTAATGTCTGATTCAAAAATCATCTGTTTGTGTTGGTTTTTAATATCGTTAAACATTTTTTGGTTTGGGTTTGGTCTTCCTTTAGTTTCAAGTGCTAATGGACTGCCACCTTTATATTGAGGTCTAATTGAATCTGATTCGTCTCCGTCTTTTTTAGCACCGTCTGCTCCAATTCTATCTTTTCCGAATGCATTGTCTTGTGTGTTTTTGTTTGTAACTTTTTCTTCAGGGCGACCTAAATCTTTGTCCTCATCGTACCCCAAAGGAACACTAGCATCATCATATCTACCTCTACCATATAAAGAAGCTAGATCATGTGGTGTGCCGTAAGATTTTCCAGTTTCAAGTGGGTCATTACCTTCGTTTTCAATCTGTGCAATACGGAATCTGCGTTTAGCATCTTGCATAAGCAAGTCTCTATATTCATCATATTGATCTTCGCTCAAGTGGAATAAGTTTTCATAGATCCAATCAGTAGGTAGGAGCTTATTTTCCATCATTTGGGCTGCTAGATCAACTTTTTCTTTCATTAATGCTATTCTTTCTTGATCATAGATGATTGAAGGAGTAGTTAATGATAATTCAAAGTTTGTCATACTTTCGTCACGGTATCCTTGAGTGTACAAGTGAACTAAAGCAATTTTAGTCAATTCAGATACTACAATACGTTGAATACGTTCAATTGTACGTGCAAATCGAATATCTTCAGCAGCTAATGTAGCTTTACCTGTTAAATCTTTTTCGTAACCCATAAATGCTTTAGGCACCTTAAGGGCAGCAAACAATTTATCACGTAAGTAGGTAACGTCTTCAATACCTTGCCACTGTAAACCTGGGAGGTTATCAATTTTGGTTGCTTGATCATTTCCACGTACTGGGATGTAGAAGTCTTCAAGCAAGTTTTGCATGTTGTACTTCAAGTTATAATCACCAGTTTGTTGATCAATGTATGGAGTACGTTTCATTTTGGAAATTGTTTTCTGCATGAAGTTTTCTACCTCAGCAGGTGCAATATTTCCAACGTTAACGTAAAAAATACGTTTTTCAGGTGCGCGAACGATACGGTGAATTAACATCGCATCTTCCATCATAATATATTGTTTAAACAATTTACGAGCAGGTTCTAAATACGATCTACCATAAGGTAAAAAGTTAGTATCCGTTAATAAACGGAAATGCGCCATTTCATAGTTGTCAAAATAAATTGAATTTGCTTGACCACCAGCGTTTGGAACATTGTAGTAACCATAGTCTGAAGGAGATGAAATACCGTCTGGGTCAAAACGGAAACGCACTGAATTTGGATGGTCTTTATCATATCCATCTTGTCTTTCGATATGGAATGCGTTGTAAGGGATTACATTGTATACACCGAATTTTTCAGCAATTTCTAGTTTTAAGAAAAAATCACCATATTTCAACATGTTACGAATCCAAGGCCACAAGTTAAATTCTACGTTCAATACATCATAGAACAAATTATATAGAATTTTTTGTACATCTTCATCGGATGAGCGAATCTGTAATACCTCACCCATATCATTACGTAATGTACTTTCATCAGATAAGATATCTAGGGCAGAAGCAATGATAGCATCTGTATCCATTGAATCATATTCGGAATAAAGTGTGGGGCGTAAAGTTTGGTAATTAAA